AATACATGAGTGTCGTCCTCTGTGGGAATGCGGTGCCGACCATATTCCCTATGGCCGGTCCGTACACTCCCTCGTACCCGCAAGGAGAACTCCAGGATGGTGACCGCACAATTCTACCCGTTCGGAGAGACAAAGTCACGGACTACCGAGTATAGCAAGTCTCGGTATGTCACGGACAAACTCTCGATCAAGGATCCACAGACTGGGAATTGGGTTAGTTCTTCCAATACTCAGATACCTGTGGCCTTGTACGGGCGCGAGACCACCACATCTCAGAAAGGCTCGAACTGGTTGTCGTTTCAAGAGTTAAAGCGTCAGGGCTTCGGCCCTGGGCAATATCTCTACGACTACCTTTCGAAATCGGATCTGGGAACTTCCGGTTTTATGTCCATCAAGAAGTACCAGGAGTATTCACACGAGAGAGATCTCGATGTGAACCTGGACGTTATTGAGGGCAGTTACCGGTACCAGTATCGCGGACCTTGGGTTGCTAAGGACGCGAACGTCGGATCAAGTTCGCTCTTGTATCCGGCCGTACCTGGTAACCTGTTTGATCTTTCGATCATTCGGGGTACCACGGCCATTGCAAGAACGATCCCGACGAATCCGGTAGCAGGAGCCGCGCAATTCCTGGGCGAACTCAGAGAGGGGCTTCCGCGCCTCCCTGGTCAGGCGATTAGACGTAAGGGTCCCATCGGCTTAGCTGATGAGTACCTTAATGTCGAATTCGGCCTGAAACCGTTCGCATCGGATCTCCGAAAGTTCGGAGCGGCTGCACGATCTGCAGGTAAACAGATCGAGCAGCTGAAGCGTGACTCTGGCCGTCTTATTAGACGGAGCTACGCCTTTCCGGTAGAGAGGACCACCACGACAACAGTTGAAAGCAGCAATGCTTATGGTGCGCCAGGCTTTCGCCTGATCGGACCAAACTGTTATACTGGTGGTCCGGGTAAGCTGACCAAGACTCGTGAGGAAACTTACGAGTTTTGGTTTTCCGGTGCCTATACGTATGTTTATCCCGATGGTGATACTGCTTTCGGGCACATGCGACAGGCTGAGAGTCGGTTAAACCGGCTCTTTGGAACTCGGGTTTCACCCGAGCTCCTCTGGGAGCTTACCCCCTGGAGTTGGGCTGCTGATTGGGTCAGCAATGCCGGTGATGTGTTCCATAACATGACCGCATTGTCCAATGACAGCCTTGTCTTGAGGTGGGGTTACATCATGTGTCATTACACATGTCGTGACACCTACCTGCTCGACGGTGTTGGCCTCAAAGGCAATACCGGTGGGCCCCGATCCCAATCTTTCGTCACAGACGTAAAGATGAGGACCCGGGCGACGCCTTACGGGTTTGGCCTGGATATTGGCAAGTTTACCACTCGCCAATGGGCCATCCTTGGTGCACTCGGCTTGAGCCGAGCCCAGGGAATGCTGTGACCCTCGCAAGTCGCTTTAAGCGACTTCTTGACGAGAGTAACTCTGTAATGACAGAGCCCCTCGTAGAGAAAGCATCTTATGGATGCTATCTCTGGTTCGCAGCAGCCGGAGTGACGTGTCTAGGATCTCTGATCCTAGTCGCGTTCATGCCGGATTCCGTCCCAAACGACGATCCGCCACAACCAGTGGCGGACGCCGTTCCCACCCAGCAGGAGTCATGCCTTGTTCACCGATCCCCAGTCCCTGACTGTCAACGCTGTGGCGAACGCGCTTCCGCGCGTTACCACGAATCAGAATGGCGCCGTCTATTCTAAGGACGACGGCAATCTGAAGCTGTCCATCAGTTCCGCTTACGGAAAGCGTAACCGACGGACGGTCCGCGTTGACTTCCGGAAGACTGCCGCCGATCCGCTGTTCCCCGCGCAGAACGTTCCGTATTCGATGAGTACTTACATCGTTGCGGACGTTCCGCCCGTGGGTTTCACGGTCGTCGAGCAGAAGCAGATCATCGACGCCTTGACGGCGTGGCTGACTGCGTCTTCCGGTGCGAACGTCACCAAGTTCCTTGGTGGCGAGTCGTAAGCCCTAGCCGGGAGGCTTAGGCCGGGTCTGGCCCAGGGGAGATTCCCCTGGGGTGACCAATCAGGTCGGCACATGAACGAGGCTCGGGATGACTCACCCTACCATCGAGTAAGGGGGGCCATGAAAAGCCTCATGTGTCTCTTGCGGGAGGTGCTCCTTGATCGGGGCACCTGGTGTGGCGTGAGCACCGCTCTCGACCTCAAAAAGGTCGAGAGCCGCGTCGAACACGAAGGGTTATCGTTTCTGACGATAACCTTACCAACCTTTGGTCAGGACCTCCAAAAAGGTCTTGATCAAGGGTTTGTAGACCGTCGTCTGTTCACCGGTTTCGAAAGAAACCGGCGTTCAGGAGAGCTCCCGATATTTCTATCGGGTTTTCTCGGTCTTGTGTTCGACCGTGCTTCTGGTCGTCTGCTTGACGAACCTAGCGTCGACGCAATCCAAGCGATACGTCAGATTACTCTGATGTTCGCGAAGATTAACTTGGAGTGCTCGGAAGAGCGCACCAAGGCGGCGATCGCACAGTACGTCAAGTGTGAGCAGGATGTCCGAGAGACTGACAGTAAGCTCTCCGAGTCTGATCTTGATCAGTTTCGGAGAGTGTCACATCTCCTTTGGGCTCCTGTCCTGACAGCCGTAGATAGAGATATCTACGAGGACAGGTTAGTCCCAAAGCATGGACCTGGGGCCACCGCTGACAAACTTCTGGGAAACCAGAAGTATGATCAGCGGGAATGGACCTCACGGTTGGAAGCCTGGTTCCCGTTTTTGGAGGGCTTTGTTGCACCTCACGCGGGGACATACCAGGACTTCGACCATGTGGACATCCTCGAACCTGGAGCGGAAAGGCCCGTAAGGGTCATCACCGTTCCAAAGACGCTCAAGACGCCGAGAGTCATAGCTGTCGAGCCTGCTGCGATGCAATATACGCAGCAGGCCGTAGCTGAGTCTCTTGTATCTCACCTGGAGGGCCGTGACAATCCCTACAGGTGGATTATCGGATTCTCGGACCAAGACCCTAACAGGTCTATGGCACGGAAGGGGTCCCTTACAGGGGACCTCGCGACGCTGGATCTCAGCGAAGCTTCCGATCGCGTCTCGAATCAGCTCGTACGTGTCCTGCTCGATTCTTGGCCTCATGCTTCTGGGGCCATCGATGCGTGCAGATCACGGAAGGCTGATGTGCCTGGCTTTGGCGTTATACGCCTTGCCAAGTTCGCGTCCATGGGTTCAGCTCTCTGCTTTCCTGTAGAGGCGATGGTCTTCGCGGCCATCGTTCTCTGCGGGATTGAAGATGGGCTCAGACGCCAGATGACCAGGAAGACCATCCATGGTCTTGCTGGTAAGGTGCGTGTCTACGGAGACGATATCATTGTCCCCGCAGATTGCGCCGAAGCCGTCGTTGGGAAGCTCGAAGATTTTGGTCTTCGAGTCAATACCAACAAGTCTTACTGGACCGGAAGGTTCAGAGAGTCTTGTGGCAAGGAGTATTTCGCGGGTGAGGACGTATCAATCGTCCGCGTGCGCGAAATTCCACCTACCCGACGGCAGGATGCACCTGCGCTCATTTCCACGGTCTCACTGCGTAACCAGATGTATAAAGCTGGTTACTGGAAGGTCGTGGAGTATCTGGACGACTTCTTGAGCAGCTTGCTGACCTCTTCAAAGGGGCAGCTGCTGTATCCCGTCGTCGCTGATACGAGCGCTGTGCTGGGCCGTCATAGTTTTCTGGGTTATGAAACCCAGGACTATGATCCGCGACTACATTCCCCCCTTGTCAAGGGGTATGTGGTACAGGCCGAAATCCCTCCAAGTAAATTGGATGGATACGGGGCCCTGCTCAAGTTCTTCCTGAAAAGAGGGGATGACCCTTTTCAAGACAGGGAGCACTTGGTGCGTTCCGGACGTCCTATGGCCGTCAGCACCAAGCCTAGGAGGGCACGTCCCTTTTAAGGGACGTGGC